TATCAGTTCCGTGAAAAGAGAAAATGAGTAAAATGACGCACATCATAGTTGATACAGCAAACACGTTCTTTCGTGCAAGACACGTTATAAATGGCGATGCAGATATTAAGTTGGGTATGGCTTTCCATATTACATTGAATAGTATTAAGAAGGCTTGGCAAGACTTCAATGGTACACACGTTATCTTTTGTCTTGAAGGACGTAGTTGGCGTAAAGATCATTATGAGCCATACAAGCGTAATAGACAGGTTGCACGTGATGCATTAACAGAACAACAGCAAGAAGAAGATAAAGTATTCTGGGAAGCATTTGATACATTTAAAGATTTTGTTTCTGACAAAACTAACTGTACTGTTCTGCAACACAATGAACTAGAAGCAGATGATCTTATTGCAGGTTGGGTACAAGCACATCCAGATAGTGATCACGTTATTATTAGCACTGATACAGATTTCCAGCAGTTAATTGCTCCGAACTGTCGACTGTATAATGGTGTACAAGAAGTAACTACAACTACAGAAGGTTTCTTTGATAAGAAAGGTGAACTAGTAATTGATAAGAAAACAAAACTACCTAAGGTAGTAGATCCAGAATGGATGTTGTTTGAAAAATGTATGCGTGGTGACACAAGTGATAATGTGTTTAGTGCATATCCAGGTGTACGTAAGAAAGGCACTAAGAACAAAGTTGGTTTGCTAGAGGCGTTTGCTGATAGACAAACTAAAGGCTTTAATTGGAATAACTTGATGCTACAACGTTGGGTTGATCATAACGGTGAAGAACATCGTGTACTAGAAGATTATGAACGTAACAAAACTATTATTGATCTTACTGCACAACCTAGTGAAGTAAAAGAAAAGATAGAAAGCACAATCAGTACAGCAATTGAAGCAGATAAAAATATAAGTCAAGTTGGTGTAAGACTTATGAAGTTCTGTCATTTGTATGATTTGAAGAAAATATCAGATCAAGCACAAGCATATGCAGAACCGTTAAATGCGAGGTATAAAATATGACAGTAATTCAAGCAAAGCCTATCATTGCTAACAAATTTTGGATTGTAGAACAAAACGGTGAACGTATTGCTACATTACGTAAGAACGAAGAAAACTTTTTTGTCCTTAGTAATGAAAGCACTGTTACACGTTTTAAAGATAAAAAAGCATTACAAGATCAGTTCGGCAGCGACTTTTTTATTGCTAAAGTAGTTAGAGATAGCAAAGATAGTTTACCTTCAGAAGTACACGGTTTTAGCACAAGTAGTAAGCCACATAATGCTATGTACGATATTAAAAACAAACTGCCTTTGTTTACTAAAAGCAAAGATAGTAAAAGTTTATACTGTGCAGGTTACTATGTAATTAGATTTGACAAAGGCTGGGTAAAGTCTTTTTGTCCTAAGTTAATTACACTACAGCGTTATGAGTATAAAGGTCCATTTAAAACAGATATAGAAATGAAGCAGGTATTAAGTCGTGTCAACAAATGAACTTCCAACAACTATGCCTAGTATACAAAGATTGCTACAACGCATATCAAGTGCAGAAAAAAGCAATCAAAAAGAAATAAGAATTACTATACAAGAAGCACGTGAATTAACAACTGATTTAGCATTACTTACAAGCAGATTAGGTACTACAGTGCAAGAAGTTCATACTATGTTACGTAAAATTAAACAAGATAGCGAGGAACTTGAAGTTAAATTTGATGGCGGCGACTTCTAATTTTTGATAAATATATACGTAGTTAATTAAGGAAATTACGTATATGAGCAGACCTAAACCAAATGTGATTCTTGAACATACTAATAAAGAATCGTTTAAATTAGAGCAGATACTTGAGAGCGAAGCCATTTGGGCCGTGTTCTATAAAGGTAAGCCTTTTAATTTAAAAAGCGGAAGTATGATATCTAGTTACCCAGGACCTAAGTATAAGAAAGTATCATTTAGTAATCCAGGTCACGCTAGAAACTTAGCAAAGAAACTTAACAAACTTTTCGATACTAATGACTTTACAGTATACAAACTTACAGACGGAGAAAAAGAGTAGTGTGGACGAAAAGCACAACTACACATCAATATTCCTAAAAGCCGCCGAACTTTCCGACGACATTACACCCGATCTTATCAAACAGAAAAAACTACAATGGTGGTGGAATGTAAGAACGAAAGATAGCGGCGGCTTAAGACTGACAGAAGAAGGCCTGAACTTTATACAAGTTGACGCCAAAATTAAAACATACAAAATAGATTTTCCAAAAGACTTTAGTGTAACACCACAAGTGCTTTTATGGCTTGACAATTTCATAGAATCACCGTATTATATAACTAAGAAAGCAATTACAGTTCTTAAAGAACGTAGTGCTTTTGAGTTGTATTTGTTCAGTGGAGACGTTAAAAAGTTTGGTTACAATAAAGCACTATCCAAAAGAATGAATCAGAATTAAAATTTATAATAGTAGCAGTTAATAAATAATATTATGATAGACTTGAATCCATTAGAAGTACTGCAAGAGAGAAAGATTGACGTTTTGCCACCGCACTTTGCAAAACACAAACTTTTTAACAGCAGAAGAGAAATCCAAACTATTTCAGAATGGGTTAGAGACAAACTTAATGGAAGATATTGCATTGCAAATTATCCGAATTTGGACAGTTCAGATAAGTTAGCAAGTGCCACTTACATTGGGTTTGAAGATCAAAAAGAACTAACATACTTTATGTTAGCCTGTCCACACTTAAGGAGAAACTAAAAATATGACTGAAGAAGTTAAAAAAGAAGCAGCACCCGCACAAAGCGGACCTGTACCTACACCAGGTGTAGAACAAGCACCAGCAGCACCAGATCTTAATGTATCTGATCTTACTGGCGTAAAAAGTATCATTGATATCGCTACACAGCGTGGCGCATTCAAAGCAAACGAACTAGAAGCAGTAGGCAAACTTTACAACAAGTTGAATACGTTTTTAGATCACGTTGCTAAAACACAGTCTGCTAACGCAGAAGCACAAGCGGCTGCAAACACTCCGGCACCAGAAGCGCCGGCAGGTAAATAGGAGACCAATTATGGCAAAAGAAATTAAACACACTGGAAAGATGAAAAACACAGGCAACAGAGTTGCTGTTGTGTTTAGAACCGTACCAGGTGAATCAGATCAATGTTTAGTCATTGACTCTGCAACTTTACCTGATATGTACCACGATTCGCTTATGACAGCAATTGAATCAGACCAAGCACAAGAAAGTTTTGAACTTGGCGAGTATATGTTCAGAAGTAGATTTCCAGATGGTAAAAATATGCTAGAAGCAATGCAGCAATCAGGTAGATTGCACAAAGTTGCAACTAGTGATGTTTTGATGACACCAACACCTACAGACAGTGTTGCATTATCAGAACTTAACAGTCTTATTGCAGAACAAAGAAATGTTGCAGTAGATCAGTTGTACACATTTGTTAGTGGCGCACCTCAAGCAGGTCAAGCAGTAACAGATACTCCTGCAGAAGCAGCACAACCTGCTCCGGCAGCAGCAGATCAAGGCGCATTAAGCGATAAAGACTTAGCAAAATCATATCGTAGTCAAGCAGACGGAATGTATAAAGAAGCCGCAAGATTACGTAGAGAAGCAGACGAACTAGATCCTCCTGCAAAGAAGAAGAAGGCTACAGTCGCTGAAAGTGCATAAGAAATATTTTAGACCTCCATCACATATCGTAAAGGAATGGCCTGAAGTATTTGAGGACTTGTATATCAATACGATGCCCATTGCTTATGTGGACACAATGATTCTGGAATTCAGTGATGGCAGAATATGGGAAATAGATGTTAAAGCCCAAACTGCCAACACTGATCCGGATGAAGTTGCCAAAAAACTATTAGATACTCTGTCTGAGTATAAAGACACAATCAAAAAACTAGATTTTAAAATTAATATTGAGTTGTTAAAACAAGATATTAAGAAAAGAACTAGATCAATTCTCTAGTATTACCGTAATGTATAACTTGATGTAACTTGGAAGTATATTCTCTCCAAGGATCAACCACAACTGAATCATCAGTTACTCTTACATACATTGTTGGATGAGCAAGAAGAACAACTGCTCTAAAAGGTCCTGGATCTTCTCCATATACTAATGGGTCTACTTTCATAGGATTGAATCCAAATTTATTACAATAGTGTGCTACTAACAATGCATAACTACCATCTATATATGGTACTCCAGGTTTATATGCAATGCCATTTATCAAGATAGGCAATTCATTTTTCTTTGCTATTTCACAAAGTTTTTCAGCAAGATTTTTTGCTTGTACTTCACGTGCATTCATAATGCTATCAAAAATATCATAACCAAGTTCTAATTTTTTAGCCATATATCGTAACGCAATATTATCTCTTGGATGACACGCTCCGCCATCGCCCATACCTGCTTTCATATAACTAGGTCCCATAATACGTTGTGTGCTTTCTGCTAAAGCAGTAGTAACTACATCTGTATTAATATTACCTTGACGCTGTGCAACGTCTTGTATCATATTAACAAGTCCTATTTTTGTGCTTATAAATGTATTATAGAAAACTTTTATGCATTCACATTCGTCCCACGTACCAATTACATAACGTGGAAAGTTATCCATAATCATTTCATAGAAAGTTTTTAGTTCTGCTGCATCGCCTGTTTCAGTTCCATCTTCTGTTCCAATCATTACCATTTCTGGATTGACCATATCCCAAGCAACTGTACCCATTGCAATTAGGTATGGATTGTAAACGAATCTAGGATTAGTTACTAATTGTACAAACTCTCTGCGCACTGTACCAGGCAATACTGTGCTGATTAGCACAAGCAATT